CGCGCCGTCATGTCCAAGGCGATGAACGATCTGCCAGTGGAAGGGGCCACGTAGTGGGCGCTTGCACCGCCGCATGGAATCAGGTTTCCTTCCGGGGGCGCGACGACGACGGCGACGAAACGACCGCCACTTGGAAGGCGCTTCAGAATACGAACTGGACGCAAGCGGTAGACGAGAATTTCCGCGTCCGCTTCGAGATGCAGGAAACGGCGGGCTGCGCGGCCAACAACGTCACCAACATTCAGCTTCAGTACAACCTGAACGCGGCGGGTTGGGTAAGCGTCACGGCAATTAGCAATGTTGTGCGAGCGTCGCTGACTCTCAACGTTTTAGACGCAGCCGCCACCACCGACCAGTTGACGGCCGGAACCGGCACGTTCGAGGGCGACGCGTGCTTCGATAGCGTGAACGGCGTGTGCGGGAGCACGGCGACCGACGTATCAGCCAGCGGGCACGTCGAGCCCGAGTTCTGCGTACAGATTCTGAGCGGGGACGTTGCGAACGATGACGTAGTGCAGCTTCGCATCACGCGCGGCGGGACCGCGTTTGCCGCTTACGACGCGACGCCATCGGTCACGGTGAGCGAGTCCGCGCCGCCGGCCGTTGGCATCCCGATTGTGATGCACCACTACAAGATGATGGAGGCCGCTTGAGCCAAGTACTGCGGCAATCCACACAGTTCGTCGTAAGAATCGGCCCAGCCGTTGCGGTGGGCGATGGTTTCACGCCCGTTACCGCGCTGACGCTTTCCGGCGCGGATGAAGCGGAACTGCTGAAGGCTGCCGGCGCGGCGACGGTGAGCATTGCGGCCAGCACGTTCGCGGCGATCACCGGGGCGGACGGCTGGTATGACTTAACGCTGACCACGACCGATACCAACACCATCGGCACGCTTGATGTGGTCGTGAACGACGACAGCCTGATCCTGCCGATTCATGCGCGGTTTCAGGTGATCGAGGAAGCCGCCTACGACGCGATCTACGCGGCCAGCGCGGCACCGGCCACGGCAGCCGGGGTGTCGGCAGTGGAAACGAAAGTGGACACCGTAGATACGAACGTTGATGCGATTCTGGTCGATACCGGAACGACGTTGCAGGGCGAGCTTGACGGCATCCAGACCACGGTAGACGCAATCCTCGTAGACACCGGCACGACCCTGCAAGCGGAACTGGATGCGATTCAGGCTGCGGTCATCACCAACGCCGCCGGGGTGGACATTGCCGCCGACATCATCGCCCTGAAGGCTGAGACTGCCGCGATCCTGGCCGATACGGATGTGATCGGCGCGGCTGGCGCGGGGCTCACTGCGCTGGCGACACAGGCCAGTGTCACCGCAGTAGACGATCTGGTCGATACCGAGGTGGCGGCGATCAAGACCGTGGTCGATGCGATTCAGGCCAAGACCGACTCGCTGACGTTCACGGCGGCGGGCCAAGTGGACGCCAACATCCAGAGCGTGAATGACGTACCCATCGTCGGTGACGGCAGCGGGACGCCGTTCAACGTATGAGCGTCTGGGCGTCTGGAGTCTGGGTCGCCGGGCTGTGGGCCTCCGGGGTCTGGTACGAGGGCGGCGCGCCTGCTGGCGGCCGCCGGCGCAACTGGAAGCGGCTGCACGCGCTGATGTTCGAGGAAAACGCATCACCCTAATTTCTCAATCCCAGCCCCGCCAAGTGCGGGGCTTTTCATTGGAGCCTCACCATGCAACCCAAAAGCGTCCAAGTCCGACCGACAGCCGCGTACACCGCGGCGACCGACATCGGCCTCGACAATCTCAACGGCGCCCTCTACCTGGACCTCGTCATCGACATCACGGCGTACACCGCCGGGTCGCTGACGGTGACGGTGCAGGGCGTGTGCCCGGTGAGCAGCAAGAAGTACACGCTGGTCGCCTCGGCGGCGCTTGCGGCTGCGGCGACGACTGTGCTGCGCCTGGGCCCGGCTTTGACTGCCGCGGCCAACCTCACGGTGAACTACGCCTGCCCGCCCAAGATGAACGTCAACATCGCCGTGGGCGATGCGACCGCCATCACCTACTCGATCAGCGCTGTGTTGCGCTGAGCCAGCACCGACTTCAGCACAGGCCCGCCTCGGCGGGCTTTTTGTTGGGCGTCTACCGGCACGACGTTAAAACGCCGACCCAAGTCTAAAACCTAAGGAGCTTCACCCCATGACCGCAATCCAGAAACACATCAAGGGCGGCCGCCGTCTCGGCTTCGATGCCAACGGCGACCTCGTCCTCAACCCGAAGGACGGCAGCAACCGTCAGCTGACGCACGCCGTCGCGGCCACGGTCGGCGCGAAGAACGGCGCGACCGTGACCGTGCAGGAGTACGGCAACGGCATCGTCAACAAGACGATCCTGACCTGCACGGCGACCCCGGTCACGATCTCCGACGACGCCGCCGTGGCGCAGTACGGCGGCGTGAAGGTGTACGACTTCCCGATCGGCCTGATCTGCACGCTGGGCGCGGTCGTGGATGGCGCTGTCACGGCTGGCGTGACCGGCACGATCATCGACAACTGGGACGGCGACGTGGCGCTCGGCACGGTCACGGCGACGACCGGCGCGACCCTGGTCTCGACCGAGGCCGACATCATGGCGTCGGTGGCGGTTTCGGCCGGCGCGTCCGACAAGATCGGCGTGGTGGACGCGGTCTCCGTGGCCACAGTGCTGACCGAGTCCGGCGCAAGCTGGCTCGACGGCACGGGCGGCGCGAAGGACGTCTACCTGAACTTCGTCATCGACGATGACGCGACCCACACGGCCGGCACGGCCGCGTTCACCGGCACCATCACGCTGCTGTGGATGCCGATGGGCGATCACTAAGGACCCGGGGCGCCTCTTGATCGGGGCGCCCCACTAATTCCATGACCGACCTGCAGCAGGAGGAAGCCCCGCAGGAGGAGCAGGTCATCTACGCGCCGCACTGGGCCGACAAGTGCCCCTGCGGGGCGCGATCGACGCACACGCTGGTCCTGCACTTCTGGCCGGTTGACCGGCCGCCGCTGAGCCGGGCGCAGCACAACTCGGTGCGGATGTTCCCCGGCCTGGTGGCGTGCACGGAGCACGCGCAGGCCATGGCGTTCACCGGCGAGCGGATGCTGGACAGGGTCGTGGCCCACGCCCGCGAACTGTTCACGAAGCTCTCGCTGTCCGAGCCGGACCTGCGGGACTGCCTGATCGACGTGCGCACGCTAGACGAGGCCGCGAAGATGTGGGTGGAGCCGCCGGGGCACGCCACGCTGGTCATGCACTGATGCGGCTGGACGAGTATCTGCAGGACCAGCTGGGCAAGATGCCGCCCGACAAGAGGGCGGAGTTTGAGGCCGAGGCGGCGCAGCTGAGGGACAGCCGCCTGTGGGCGCCCAACCCGGGACCGCAGACCGAGGCGTACTTCTGCGAGGCCGACGAGACGTTGTACGCCGGCGAGGCGGGGGGCGGGAAGTCTGACCTCGGCCTTGGCCTGGCGCTCACGCAGCACAAGCGCTCGCTGCTGCTGCGCCGCATCAACGCCGACGCCGCGGCGCTCGGCGACCGGCTCATAGAGATCGTCGGCAGTTCGGAGGGCTACAACTCAGGCACGCACCGCTACCGCGGGCGCGACGGCAGGCTGATCGAGATCGCCGGCTGCGAGCAGGAGAAGGACAAGCAGCGCTTCAAGGGTCGTCCGCATGACCTGAAGTTCTTCGACGAGCTCGCGGACTTCCTCGAGTCGCAGTACCTGTTCATCATCGGCTGGACCCGCAGCGCCGAGTCTGGGCAGCGCTGCCGGGTGGTGGCGGCCAGCAACCCGCCGACGACGCCCGAGGGCCAGTGGATCATCAAGCGCTGGCGCCCGTGGCTGGATGCGACTCACCCGAAGCCGGCGAAGTCAGGCGAGTTGCGCTGGTTCCTTAGCGTCAACGGCGAGGACGTCGAGGTAGATGGCCCCGGCCCGCACGTCATCGAGGGCCGACGCAACCCGGTACGCGCGACGTCGCGCACGTTCATCCGCTGCACGCTGTCGGACAACCCCGACCTGGACGAAGGCGGGCAGTACGAGGCGCGGCTCGAGGCCATGCCGGAAATGCTGCGGCGGGCCTACCGTGAGGGCGACTTCACGGTGGGCTCGCACGACCACGAGTGGCAGCTGATCCCGACGGCGTGGATCGTCGCTGCGCAGGGGCGCTGGAAGCCCGACGGCAACGCCGGGCTGGTGATGACGGCGATGGGCTACGACCCCGCTGGGGGCGGTCAGGCGAGCGCGGAGCTCGCGCGGCGCTACGGTGCCTGGTACGACGAGATGCTGTCGGCGAAGGGCCCCGAGACGGCTGACGCGCCCCAGGAGGGCGCGCGCATCGTGCGCTACCGGCGAGGCAATTGCCCGGTGGTGGTGGACGTTGGCGGCGGCTACGGCAGCGGCGTCAAGGTGGTGCTCGAGCAGAACGGCATCACGCCGGTGGCGTTCAACGGCTCGGCGGGCGCGTCGCGCCGGGCGCAGGGCACCGACCTGCCGTTTGCGAACAAGCGCTCGCAGGACTGGTGGCTGATGCGCGAGGAACTTGACCCGGGGCAGGACGGTGGGTCGCAGGTTGCGCTGCCGCCGGATCCTGAGTTGCGGGCTGACCTGGCTGCGCCGCGGTGGAGCATCAAGCTCGGCGTCATCCACGTCGAGCCGAAAGTTGTTATCGGCTCCGACGGCAAGGTCACGGGCGGAATCATGAAGCGCCTGGGCCGGTCGCCCGGCAAGGGCGACGCGGTGGTGATGGCGCTGGCGGAGGGCGACAGGGCAGCGGCGAAGGCCGCGCGCGCCTTTGCTGGCGGGTTGCAGAACGGGCAGTTCCCGAAGGTGAACCTGGGCCGCCGCAGTGCGGCCCGGAGGAGATAGGTCATGTCCAAGTCGTTCAAGAAGCTGGCCGGTGGCCTGAATCCCGTGTTGGGCCTTGGGCTGGGTTCGGTTTTCGGCAGCCTGACCAAGGTCCCCGGCAGGCGCAAGCCCGCTCCGGTGGTGGAGCTACCCGACGAGATGGAGGTCGCCCGCAAGGCCCGCAACGCCGAGGCGCGCAAGCGGCGCAAGGGCCGCGCCAGCACGGTGCTGAGCGACTACAGCTACGGCGACGGAGTGTAGGCGGCCATGACCCCCGAGCAGCATAAGAAGTTCGTCGAGAAGCTGTTCGAGAAGAAGTCCGAGTTGATGTCGCGGCAGCAGGTCATCGCCGAGAACTTCTACCCGGAGCGCGCGGACTTCACGACGCCCCGCAACCTGGGCGAGGAGTTCGGCATCGACCTGTATTCGAGCTACCCCATCCTGTGCCGGCGCGACCTTGCGGACTCCATCGGCAGCCTCATGCCGATTGAGGAATTCGAGATCACCACGAACAACGAGGAGGACTTGGACCAGGAGGGCCGCCAGTGGCTGGAGCGCGGCACGAAGATCCAGAAGCGCGCGATGCTCGACCGCGAGGCGCAGTTGGACCGCGCGAAGAAGGAGGGCGACAACGACTACGCCGCCTTCGGGCAGTGCGTGATTTCCTGCGAGTACATCCGGCCCAACGTGGCGCTGCTGCACCGCAACTGGCACCTGCGCGACATGGTGTGGTGCACCAACGCCTACGGCGAGGTCGACTACAAGGCGCGGCGCGACAACTGGTTCGCCAAGGACGTGGTCGATTACTTCCCCAAAACCGTCTCGAAGGCCGTGCGTGAGTTGGCCGAGAAGGATCCCTTCGCTGAGGTCAAGCTCTACCACATCGTCTGCGCCTCGCGTTATTGCGAGAAGGACGCGGACTACGAGGTCAAGGGTCAGGGCGAGCGCTTCAAGTGGGTGTCGCTCTACCTGGAGGACAAGGAGTGCTGGCAGCTGGAGAAGGTCTACCAGCACAACGGCCACTACGCGATTCCGCGCTGGCACACGCTGTCGCAGTCGCAGTACGCCTACAGCCCGGCGTCGATCGTGGCGCTGCCCGACGCGCGGCTGATTCAGGACATGACGCGGGTGCTGCTGACTGCCGGCGAGAAGGCTGTGGACCCGCCGATGCTGGCGTTCAGCGAGGCCATCCGGTCGGACGTGAACATGCACGCGGGCGGCATGACGTGGGCCGAGAAGATGAGCGACGACCGCTTCGGCGACCCCATCAAGCTGATGGCGAACGACAAGAGCGGCCTGCCGATTGGGCTCGAGATGCAGCAGGACACCCGCGCGATGATCCGCGAGGCGTTCTACCTGAACAAGCTCACGATGCCGCAGCCGTCGAAGCAGATGACGGCCTACGAGGTCGGGCAGCGCGTGTCGGAGTGGGTGCGCCAGTCGCTGCCGCTGTTCCGGCCGGTGGAGACCGACTACAACGGCGCGATCTGCGAGATGGACTTCGAGCTCCTGTTGCACGCCGGGGCCTTCGGGCCGCCGGACGACATGCCGGCGTCGCTGTCCGACGCTGACGTGCGGTTCAAGTTCAAGACCCCGCTGCGGGAGGCCGATGGCGCGAAGAAGGCCAACGCCCTGATGCGGTCGCGCGAACTGCTGGACACCGTGGCGGACATCGACCGCGGCGCGGTGCACGTCGTGGACTTCCGCGGCGCCTACCGTTCGGCCGTGGAGGGCGTGGAGATCGAGCAGCGCTTCATCCGGGGCGAGGAGGAGGTCAAGCGCCTCGCCGACGCGGATGCGCAGCAGCAGGCGGCGGATGCCGAACTGCAGCGCGTCGCCACGGCGGCGCCTGCGGTCAAGGACTTGGCGGCTGCTGAGGCCAGCATGGGCAAGGCGGCCTGATGCCGCCGCGCAGCCGTGGTGCGGCACCGCCGCCGCCCCCGCCAGCCCTGCGGCTGCCGCCGGCCCCGCCCGGGCCCGAGAAGCCATGGCACTCCTACAGGTTCGAGATTGCCGACGCATCGGCGGTGCAGGCGATGTGTCGCGGGGAGGCCACGGCCGAGCAGCAGCTGCGCGTGCTGGACCTCGTGATCAGCAAGCTGGGCGGGAACTACGACCTGTCGTTCCGGCCCGGCGGCAGAGGTGGCGCGCGCGAGACCGACTTCGCTGAGGGCAAGCGGTTTGTGGCCCTGCAACTCGTGACGATGACGAAAGTGAACATCGGCGAGCTCGAGAAACGAGAGCGACTCAAGACTTCCCCGGCCCGCTGACGCGGGCTTTTTTGTGTCCACAAGGAGCAGTTCCCAATGAGCGAAGCCGCACCCGCACCCGCCGCTGTCGCGGCGTCACCTGCGCCGGCCCCTGTTGCAGCCGCCGCCCCGCCGAAGGCCCCCCCGACCGCGCTGGATGATCCGGCGGCTGACCCCGCCGCCGCTCCGGCGGCCGCGCCAGCGGTCGTCGCTGACCCGCCTCCGGCGGTTGACCCGCCGGTCGCAGCCGATTTTCGCAGCCGCATGGCGAAGGGCGACGAGAAGGTTGCCAAGCGCCTCGAGCGCTACGCCTCGGAAGCCGACGTTGCCAACGCCCTGGTGCACGCGCATGACCGCATCGCCAAGGGCATCAAGCCGACGCTCGACCCCAAGGCCACGCCGGAGCAGGTCAAGGAATACCGCGAACTGCACGGCATCCCCGAGAAGCCGGAGGAGTACAAGCTGGAACTCGCCAACGGCCGGGTCATCGGCGACGAGGACCGGCCGGCGGTGGACAGGTTCCTGAAGGACATGCACGCGGCCCACGTCCCGCCGGCGACGGTCAACGCGATGCTGAACTCGTACTACGCGCAGCAGGATGCCGCCGTGGAGGCCCGCGAGGACCAGGACATCGATCAGAAGGTGGCCTGCATCGCCGAGCTCAAGGAGGACTACGGCCCCGAGCACAAGGCGAACATGCAGGCGGTCGTCGGCCTGCTGGATGCGGCGCCGGGCGAGATCGGCAAGCTGCTGCACGACGCCAGGCTGCCGGACGGCACGCTGCTGTTCAACAACCCCGCGGCGGTGCGCTGGATGGTGCAGCTTGCGAAGGACTTGAACCCGGCCGCCACGGTCGTCCCGGGCACGGCCGGCAACGCCTCGCAGACCCTCAGCGAGAAGATCGCCGCCCTCACCACGCTGATGGGCACCCGCGACCTGACTGCAGACGAGCGCAAGCAGTTGATCCAACTCAACGAGGCCCGGGAACGCCTCGACGCCAGGCTGTCGAAGGCGGCGTAAGGAGCACGGACCGGGGCCTGTTGCAAGGCCCCGGTTTTATGCTAGGATGGTCGTACCTAAGTTCGTAAGGCTCTGAAGTCCGGCACGAGGCCCCCGCAAGGGACCCCCCTCAAACCGAGCGGATGACACCCCTGACGGCTGGAGTTTTTTTCCACCCCTTTTCAGGAGTCATCCCATGGCCGAATCGGCCGTTCAAGTTGCATACCGTCAAGAGCACGTCGCCTCGTTCGAGCGGCGCCAGTCGCTTCTGCGCGGCATGTGCACGCAGGAGTCCGAGGTCAAGGGCCGCGATGCGATCTTCCTCGTCGCCGGCAGCGGTGGCGCGACAGCCACCACGCGCGGCGTCAACGGCAAGATCCCGGGTCGCGGCAATGACCTGACGCAGAACACCTGCACGCTGGTCGAGTACCACGACGTCGTGGACATGACCGGCTTCAACATCTACACCTCGCAGGGCGATCAGATGCGGATCGCGCAGGAATCCACGATGGCGGTCATCAACCGCCGGATGGACGCCAGCGTGATCGCGGCTGTCGAGGCCGGCACGCAGTACGCCGGTGTCGCCGCCGCTGCGCTGACGCTCGACAAGGTCGCGCACATCCTGGCGATCCTGGGCAACGCCAACGCTGGCGGCGCCAACGTGTCGGGCGCCATCAGCCCGGCGGCGTACGTGGACCTCCTGCAGACCGAGGAGTTCACGAACGTCAACTACGTCGACAAGAAGGTGTTCGCGGCGACCAACGATGCGATCCAGGCGCGGTTCGCCTGGGCCGGCATCGAGTGGGTCGTGCACAGCGGCCTGACCGGCGCAGCGACGTCCACCGAGAAGTGCCTGTTCTGGAACAAGGCGGCTGTCGGCCTGGGCGTGGACAAGGGCGACGGTTCCAAAGTCGAGATCGGTCGTGACGGCCGCAACGACATCAGCTGGACGCGCGCGTCGGTGTTCATCGGAGCGAAGCTGCTCCAGAACACGGGCGTCGTGATCTTCCGTCACGCTGGCGACGGCTACGCGGCCACTGCCTAAGGAGAAATGACCATGGCAACCACCTCGTACCCCCAGCTGCTCTCGGAAGGCACCGGCACCGCCGGCGCCAACCTCTGGTACTTCACGGGCACCGACGTCCACACGGACGTCGACGCCACCGACTACTTCACGAACGGCGATGCTGCCGGTCTGAAGGTCGGGGACCTGCTGCTCTACGTCAAGAGCACGGCCACCGTCGGCGCGACGCTGCACAGCGTCTCCGCCGTCACGGCTGGCGGTGCGGCGACGCTCAGCCCGGCAATCCTGGCGTAAGCCAGCGCAGTACCGCTGTACCGAGGGGCCCCATCCGGGGCCCCTTTTTATTGGGCGTTCGCCCATCACAAAGGAGCTTCACCATGTCGGAAACCGCCCCCAAGGCCGCCGCAAAGCACAAGACCCCGCTCGAGAGCGCCGCCGTCGCGTCGCAGCCCGAGCCCGCCCCCGCTGTCGCGCTCAAGGCCGTGCCGAAGGCGCTGCACCCGAAGCACTTCACCCAGGCGTCGGAGTTCGTGATCCCCGTCAACCACGTCGAGTTGCCCGCCGGGCACACGCTCGACGACTGCCTGAATCCCGACTACTGGGCGCACATCGCGCGCGACATGCAGGCCAAGGGCCGCATCCTGGTCGACGCCCAGGACGGCTCGTTCAGCGCGCAGCTGAAGGTGCACTCCGCCTCCGACCTGGCCGCTATCGTGTCGGTCGAGTGGCAGGCCCAGCCGGGCACCAAGGAGCGCGCGCTGGGCAAGATCGACCAGTACCGCGTCCACCACGCCGGCACGCTGGCGAAGTGGCGCATTTCGCGCAACTCCGACAACGCGACGATCTCGGACGGCTGGGAGACACGGCAGATCGCGGAGTCCGAGCTCGTGGGCTACCTGAAGGCGCTGGTGGCGTAAGCCATGGCGATCTCGGACGCGGTCAAGCTGAAGGTCTACAACGAGGCGGCGGCGCTCCTGAAGGAGGCGCGCTTCGCCAGCCTGACCGAGACCCGGGAGTTGCGGTATCGGTTCGACGACGCCTGGGATGCCCAGCCAGGCGTCGTCATCCGCGCCCTCGAGAAGGGCCAGTGGCACTTCGCCGAGCGCACGTCGGAGACCACCTACGACCCCGACATCACGCCGAGCTTCGGCTACACCTACGCGATCGAGAAGCCGTCGGACCTCGTGCGGCTGACGGGGATCTGCAGCGATGAGTTCCTGAAGCACACCATCGACTACCGCGACGCCGGGGCGCACTGGCTGTGCAACCTCGACACGGTCTACCTCGGGTATGTCTCGAGCGACGGCAGCTACGGGTTCGACCCGACGCTGTGGCCGGCGTCGTTCTCGGAGGTCGTGGAGGCCACGCTGGCGCTCAAGGGTGCGCCGACGACCGCCAGCGAGGAGGTCATCGAGCGCGTGACGTTTCAACTCAACCGGGCGCTGGCGGATGCGGTGTCGCGCAACGCCATGGCGTCTCCCCAGAAGTTCTCCCCCCCGGGCAGCTGGGCGCGTTCCCGCGCTGGCGCTGACCGGAAGTTCGACCCGATCCGCCGCTGATGGCCCGCCAGGCCGCGACGCTCATCGCGTTCAACCGTGGAGTTGTGAGCAAGCGCGCGCAAGCGCGCATCGACATCGACCGCATTGCGATGTCGGCTGACCAGCAGACCAACTGGAGGCCAGAGACGCTGGGTCCGATGGCGCTGCGGGCCGGCATGGGCTACCTGCTGAACACCGGCGAGAACCTGCCGCGTTACCTGTCGTTCGTGTTCGCCATTGACGACACGGCGCTGCTGGAGCTCACGGACGGGCAGCTGCGGCCGCTGGTGGACGACGCGGCGCTGTCGTTCGACGCGGTGACGGCGGCCGTCACCAACGGGGATATGAGCCCCGACATCGCCAGCTGGACCGATGCCGACGACAGCGGGGCGACCTCGGAGTACGCGGCGACCGCGGGTTCGGTGGTGCAGTTGTCCGACCTCACGGTGTACGACGTCAAGGTGGCCGGCGCAGCGACCTCGAAGTACAAGGCCGACGCCGACGGCAGCATCTACACGATGCGCAACTATTACGACAGCGGCGCCTATGTTGCCGGCGACTTCTGGCTGCTGTCCGGCGCGGCGGCGGACTACGAGCACCGCTTCACGGTGTTGTCGGGGACGCTGACCAGCGGCACCACGGACACCTGGCTAGGCGGCGGAACCGACCGCGAACTCGTCAAGACCACGACCACGAACGGCACCTTCGAGGTGGTCGTGCTGCATGAGATCAAGCTGGCCGCCGGCACCGACCCGATTGCGCAGGCCACGATCACGCTCAAGGTCACGCGGCACGCTGGCGGTGGCGGCGGAGGTATCGAGCCGTGATGAAACTGACGGGGACGCACTACGCCTATGCCCGCAGGCGCCAGTTGATCACGGTCACCGAAACTGGCACGC